TAGCAAACAGATACCACTGAGTATCAGATTGTCCGGTAATTGGCTTACCGTCTTGATCAGTGATACTAGTGTTATTCAGATAAGGCGAAATAACTGGACGATACAGACCAACGAACTGATTGTTCACAAACTCCCTTGTTACACTGCTAGATGTACCGGCAATTTCATAACGATCCTGACTCCACAGCTTAACAGCAATATTCTCAAGACTTGTACCAACAAGCAAAATAGAAGGCGTCACATTGATAGGCTTTCCGTTGATAACTTGATCACGGAACTTCTTACGAGCAATCTCTAAAGCTCCAATAGACAGCGCACTAGTGCTACCGCTAATCAGATTATTATTACCAGCACTATAGAAACCACCAGGATTGCTAAGAAGCGTGACATACACAGCTTCTTCCAATCGCAAAGCAGCTAGAGAACCAATTTCACGTGCTCGTTGAACAACAAGCCCAAGATCATCATCAATCTGAGTACGACGATCAATTGCAATCATCGCACCATAGGTATCAGCCTGAATAGTGAATTTCTCATCACTCATCGTGACATGCTTCAATTCACCATCAGGACCGACTTTCTTAAACGACCCATTCAAAGTGAGTCGATATAGATTGTGCGGCCTAAAGTCATTCAAAGACCTAGTTGCACAAATATTTTGCCACGTCGTTTCAGCAGCTTCAAACGATGCTAAAGCAGCCTTATACATCACATTTTCAAGAATATTCGTCAGACTGAAAGTGCTGGCAGCACTTCCAGCTTTCACCATAAACCAAGATTCATGTGCTTGTGCGAACAATTCCTTTGGATCAAAGGTAGTTGGATGCTTACCAACAGCCATGATCTGCATTCGGCACAAGTTATCCAGACTATTATTCACATTATACTTCTTGCTATACGAAGCTTCAATAACCTTCTCATCATACATCAATTCATAACCAAACTCCTTACCCGTAGAGCGATTTTTTGCACGAGCAGGCACACCACTTGAACGCAAGATTGCGCATTCAACTGCTTTCGCAGAGAATTCATCATAATTCACTTCGGGTTTCACATGAATAGCTGGACCATTCATTTGCGGATACATCGCCCTTCGACACTCCAATTCAAATTTTTCTGGAGACCACTTATTCTTGATGGCATGAGCTTTGAAGGAATTCAACGTGAATTTCTTCGTCTTACCATCAATCTCAACTTCCAAGCTTTTAATCGAGTCAGAGAATTCATCAGCAGTCGCATTGATTGCCTCAATACGAGCGATTTCTTCCTTCAGCACATCATCGGTAGATTTCACATTACTCTGACTATCAGTTCCAGTATTACCACCAGAACCAGCGTCATTCAAAATGAGTTCAGTATAGGCATCATATGCAGCCTTTAGCTGATTCTTACCAGCCTCATCCAAAGTATCTGCGTTAATGCCCACACTCTTCAGCCATTCATTAAACGTCATCTTTGCACCTCTTTGCATTGCTGCAATGCTTACGTTTGTGTTGGAATCCGCACCAAGCACAGTTAGACTAACTTCACGAATCACACTATTCTTAATCCAATACAATGGTCCTTTGAAGATTGCTCCGTTTATTTCTTTCGTTTCTTCTTCCTCTAAATATTGATAATCTTCTACTGAAGCACCTATCGACGCTTGGAATGGGAATCCGTTCTTAATATCATCTAACACACCTTTAGCCACACCCATATTTGAAGACTTAACTGCCTTAATCACAATAGCAGGTCCATGATACTCTTTACTCCCAATCTTCACAGATTCTCCAGCCTTTAGAATATATTTTTCTGTTGAATGCCCAAATCTCAGTTTCGTGTCGTGATCAATAATGATCGGAATTACTGGCTTACTAAATCCAGCCCCACTAAGATCAACAACAACATTCTCAGAATAAGCCATTGGCCTCATCTGAGTACCAGTATATGCAACAATTACAATCTCATCACCCCTCTCTCCGCTTGCAACTTCTGCGTTAGAAGAGCACACGATATAGTCATTTTTTGTTATTCTTTTGTCCATAGCTCCACTCACGTTTCTTTTATCCCACAAGCTATAGCAAATTGCAACAGCTTGCTTAACAGAGCTGGCTGTTCCCTCATCAATCACATACTTCACGCATCGACTTATAAACTCATCCTTGCTTTCGCCTTTTTTCGGAGTCGGCATACTTTCATACTCCCATTCATAGCTTTAGCCGATGATTTCTTACTATTTGAAGCATTATTGCCATTACCAAATTCATTACTCGTATTATTGATTTCTGCCTTTTTCTTCATTTGCTCAATACGGAATTCCTCATCCTCAGCAATCTCTTGCCTCCAATCTTCAACATCCCTGTTGAACCAAATTTCCTGTATGTCTTTATCCGTCATAAAGCCGCTATTCCTCATCACAGTCAAGTAATCTGCGACTTTAGACGGATCAGTGTGCAGAATTCCAATGTTATCCCACCGCCATTTATTTTCTGGAGGAAAATCCAATTCCTTCAATGACTTAGGCAATTCCAAATATCCATCCTGAAGCACTGCTTCTTGCCACCAAAGACTAAAAATCTTATTCAGCACATTATCTTCGCAATGCATCCTTTCATAGTTTTGAGCGCTTTTATAAAGATTTGCATCCAATACGCTACTGCTCATATTGCTGTCTTTACTACTTCCAACTGCTAAATTATAAGGCACTAATAGCGGCCTAACGATTTCTCGTATGATTGCTCCAACGAAATCATCAAAATCTGATCCAATAGGCACGCTATCAAGTTTATTTGGTTTATATCCTCTTGGAAGTATCATGCACATTCCCATTTCTAATGGGAACACATCAAATGGTTCATCAGTGATCAAATTCCCATGTCCGTCAGTAAATGGCGTTGGGCTTAATGGGTTTTGAGATTCAAGCAAAACTGTGAAGTCAGCACTAACTTCTGCATTCCTCACTGTTGCTAATGTATAACGACGCAACAATGAACACAATGGAAATGATGGGGCTAATTCTGGAATTCCTCTAAGCCATCCCCTATCTTTCCTGAACCAATGCAACACAAATTCTGCCTTTACCCACTTCCCACTTCCAAGCCCCTTACTCAATTCCATTGATGGAAATGGCCAACTAGTTCCTGGATGATGATCTAAGATGAAATACTCAATCGGCTGCTCATATTCATCAAACCTCACACCATCAATTTCACCGTATCCTTTTTCTTGAGCCTTAAAATCAATCAAATTCCCACCCACCCTATCACTCTCTATGACATAGAAATCCAGTTTGATAGGGTATTTTGTTCGTTTATTCTTAAATGCAATTGCGAATGACTCTCCATCCACTCTTTTCGAGAACTCCAACCTCCAAAGCTTTTCCCTCAATCCAATATTTTTAGCCCATTCAACAAACTTTGACTGCACTCTCTTTCTAATTTCTGGAGAGAATCTTTCATCAATTATTTGGAGTTTAGGCCCACTTCCTACAAAATCATTCGCAATTGATAGCACAACTCCCTTCAAATATGGGTTATTTTCTACGACTTCATACCTAGCCCTACTTTTCAAAATCCTCCTTACGTTTGGAGATGCTGCTGCGTTTGGGCTATAAAAATCAGCATTCTTCCAATGTTCTTGATTTCCTAAATGCGTTTGCGCAGCATCATACCTCGCCTTCAACAAATCCCTTCTTGCGGCCAAATACTTATTATACAATTCAGCCAATTCTGATTTTTTATTTTCAGTCGTCATTTTTTATTCGCTTATCAGCAAAACAATGCCACAAGATTAGTTGCTGTTGACGTGTTGAGCACTCTCACACATTGAACCGGGATTATTGTTCCAGCAGGCACTGAATTAAACGTTATTGATTGTCCATTTGGCAATTCGACTACTAAATTACCTGCCCCACCCACATAAACAGCATCTGCTTTTATCTTGTCAACGCTAAAATGTTGATTCACAGTCACATTAACAGCATGCACATACTTATATGCATTCATGTTTTTCAGCTCCTTGGTCAGCTAGCTAGCTTGCTAGCTTGTATTGCTGTTTTGGAAATAGCTTGTTTTATTCCAAGCGAATTCTCGTTATTGCGTAATTACTAATTAGCTAAGTGTAGAACTTGGTCTTGTTCTAGCTATTCTAATACCCCACGGTACTTTATCTGTTTTCTTACCGTTTTTCCACATCTCTGCTTCTATTAACTCATTAACTGATCTTTCTTCTATTTGTCCTTCTAAATTCTTAATTTTACTGGGAGAGAATAATAAGTCGTCAATATTCCTACTTTCATATTCGCTAATACCAGAAGGATTTATTACATTAACTAATATTCCTTCGTTATTCTGGGGATAATAATACTTATCTCCAGATTTATCTACTATAAACCATGCTTTATACTGATAGTTTGTAATTCCTGGAGAGATAGATATTAAAGTGTTAAAGTGATTATAGTCGTTAATATTCCATCTGTATTCTACAATTCCTTTTCTGGAGTCAAGTATGTTAACTACTCCACTTGTAGTTATTTCTTCTCCAGAAAATGAGTATAACTTAAACTGGAGGGAAATATTACTATCTTCTAGATTATATGCTTCTCCAGAAGGTAATAATATCTGAACAGATAACGGTAAAAGTGTGTCTTGATTAACTCTATTGTGGATCAACATATCGAACTCTCCAGGAAAAAAACACCCAAACTCCAAAAGACCAGAACTCGCTAACAACAATACTCCAAGACTTGAAAACTGCTTAATACCCTAAGAATAAATACCCTAAATATTCCAACTTTCCCAATTTCCAACTACCTAACTCCCCAACTCCCCTATAGTCCCCTCTTCCCCCCTTCCCTCCTTCAAAAAATTTCGGGATTTCCCCAAGCCCTGTCAAGGGCAAGCAAAAAACTTTGATAAACCTATCAACGTTCAAGAACTTTTCCGAAAAAACCGATTCCCACGTCGCAAGGTCGGTCGGTTTGCAGATCGAATCCCGACCGACCGCCCTAATCCCTCGTTAAAACGCACCAGAAGCCTTCCTTGGCCTTCTTCCGGCCTTGGACGACTTCTGAGTCCTTGTTTGAAAACAACGCCGAGAATCGCTTCCTATTGCGTTTAACGCGATCCTCTTTTCCTCCAGAAAATTGCTTGACAAACCCTCGATTCAATCATCAACTTGATACTCAATCGTGGTGAATGACAATCCGCAATGCTTACAGACTCTCCTCCTCTTTATCACTTTTATTCGCTTCCTTCTTCTAATTGCATCAATCACCCAAGTATGAGTCACTTTACTAAGCCTACAACCGCAATACCTGCA